AATTGAGTATAATCAATACCCTTAGGTAATTGGAAATTGGACATGAACGAAGATGCACCTTGGAATATACTTTTTCCTGCTTCATTAAATGGTTGATACAGTGCTAACCCAGCTAAAGCTTTGAATGGAAATGGTATAAATGGTGTTCTTGCTAAAGCAGTAAGACCAGCGACTGCTGTTCCAGAACCAAATACTGCCTCTCCAAATGATGACCCCGATGCCATATTTGCTGCAGTTCCTGCAGTACCCATAACAAATGGATTACCAAAAAAGTTAGCAACACCTCTAAGGGTATTTCCTATTGCAGAAGATGGAGACCCAGGTAGTCCTCCCCCAGAAGGTGCCGTTGTGGAAGGAGTTGATGTTGATGGAGTACTATTCCCACCCTTAAACACACCCTTTACTGCATTGAGCAGTGCTTGAACTGGTGCCTTGAATAAACCATTAGAAATTGCATTACCAATTCTTGAAGTGGTTCTTATAATCGATCCAGTTAATACTCCCAGACCAGCGGCAATGTTTTTGAATATTCCACTTGCTGCATTTAATCCCTTTGGAACAATGTTTTTTAATTCAGTGAGTTTTCCAAGATTAAGTTTTGAAAGTGAACGAATTCCTTCTACAGTTTTTCCTACTAACCATCCACCCAGTAAAAAGGTGAACAATCCCATCAAACGAGATAATGTTGATTGAGTTTTTGCTACCGTCTTCTGAACTGGTTTGACAAGCGCATTCTCAATTTTTCTTTCTACTAGTGCTTCTTGCCCCTCTCTTATCTGCCTTTCTGCAAGTAATCTTTCTCTGTTCTGCTCAGCAAATTCCTTTTGCCTTTCTAATAAAGCATTTTGACCAATAAGACCTGACACTCTATCTAATGAAGAATTCAGAGCAAACATCTGTCCTGATATTCTATCAAGTCTTATACCAATTGAAGATGAAAACTCAACAACAGCGGGGTCTGGCGTTGCAGCATTAACTGACCTAGGAGTTACTATCCCCCTAGCACTATTGATTCCTCGTGCTATTGGTGATGCTATTTCAGCCATTTACTTTGTTTTTTAGATTTTCTTCTTCAATAAACTGTTGGAGAAGAGAAAGATATACTTCTCTCTCCCAAGGAATCATATTTTCAAGTTCTGTCAATGAGTATTTATGATGCTGCACCAAGGCAAAATTAGTTTTGTAGTATGACTCAAGAGTTTCATGAGCCATACTTATACGAAAAAAGCCGTCAGTCCCTCCATAACCACATCACTTTCAATATTAGTCTTTGGATTCTTGACTGTAATAGTATGAGATAACTTAGGCATTGTTTCAAAGAACTTTTCAATTTCTTTAAACTGCTTCGAGTTTAACTGTTCTAAAAACTCAACAAGTTCTTTCTTTGTGCAGTCAGAAGCACTCCAAGATTCCTCTTCATTATAAATTTGCTCAATACAATTTGAAATGAGATCAAAAGTATCATCTACACTAATTGCAGACTCATCCGTGCTGAAGTTACTTTTGATAAACTCATTCATAGATGGATACTTCATTCTCAAACTCAGATCAGCATCAAGTTTAATATCTCTAGTATGATTTTCAGCAACTTGAACTTTGATTTCGTCTAAGTTGATTAATGCAGGAACCTGAGTGATACCATCATCTGGGCAAGTGACGAGGACTTCAATATCTTCACCAACAGACTTTCCACGAATATTGAGGAAAAGATACTCAATATCAAAAGTGGCAAGTTCTTCTACCTTTACACCTTTGGTGAGAATACATCCAGAGATTACATCTTTAACTGCTCTTGCAATCTGCTTTGGATCTTCACTCTCCATTGCAATAATAAGGATCTTTTCTTCTTTTACTAGAAAAGGGCGATACTTGATTTTCTTTTTATTCGAAGGTAACTCCAACTCATATGTTGGCGTAGCAATCTTTGGTAAAGGCATAATAACCTATGATGACTTCAGTAAAAATATTTAGATGGGTTATATTCTTCTTTCTCTTATTTCTGGTCTAGGAGTCGTATAAAGTTGATCTTTAACTATTGCTTCGGTTTGATTACCCTGATACCATCTTACTCCACCTGCACCAGCGGCACCAGCAGAAATTGGTCTCCAAACATCCCCAGTTGTTGTTTCATTTCCATTCAGAACTGGTGGTTTATTAATTTGCTCCTTATTGTTAGATGTTCCGCTGTAGACAGCATAACTTGTAGTTTTACCACAAACATAACGATCAAAGTTAAATGATGCTGTTGCTTTTAGAATATCAGAGTTAGTATAAGAAACAGGGGTGGCATTCAGTCCAATAGGGAAGAGACCATAAAACGTATATTCAAGTTGTTTATTGTAGTCTCTATCAAATTTAATAATTTTAGTGGTATCAGTTTTATATTCTGTTGGATACCTCATCCTAAAGAAATATCCATCTCTTGAAGGAGAAACACCAGATCCAAATGAAATAAACTCCATCCAGTGCTCTAAGAACTTAAGAGAACGATATGAATTATCAACGTAAAACTCTAAGTCAATTTGGGTAAACAAACGAGTATGGGCAAACTTTTCAACAACACCAGTATAGTTTCCAACAATGTCTGCTGTACCAAAAGAACTGCCAGGTAAAACAGCAGAACTACAAAGTAAACCCACATCTTCAGCAATAAAGTTTGCGTTGATGCCCCTATAAGATAGGTGACCTCTTAATGAATATGACAGACCGCCAAAAATAACTTGATAATGAGATGTCTGCGCTAAGTTAGTTATTAGTGGTTTAAAGTCTGATATCTTACGCGGTTGTACCACTCTAAATACCTTATACGAGTCTTATATTATTAGTTATTTAGATGTCATATAAGGGAAAATATCAACCATCTTTTCCGTCCAAGTATAAAGGAGACCCAACAAATATCATATACAGGTCATTATGGGAACGCAAATTCATGGTGTACTGTGACACAAATCAAAATATACTTGAATGGTCAAATGAAGAAATGTTTGTTTGGTATCGTTCTCCTGTAGATGGAAAACCTCATCGTTATTTTCCAGACTTTCTTATCAAAGTGAGAGAGTCTAATGGAACCATCAAAAAATATATGATTGAGGTCAAGCCACAAAAACAAACTGCACCTCCACCAAAACCAAAAAGGCAGACAAAAAAATATCTTTATGAAGCCTATGAATATGCCAAAAATCAGGCAAAGTGGGCGGCAGCAAAAGAATGGTGTGCAGACCGTGGATATGAGTTTAAAGTATTAACAGAATCAGAACTCGGTATCAAGTAATGCCTAGAAAAACTCTAGCAGAAAGAAAACAAAAAAAGGTCACAGATACTGATAGTATTAATAATCGAGTTCGCCCTGTGCTTGATGGTTTGATTGGAACTGAAGACCCAGATGATTTAATGCTTGAGTTGCTAGAGGTTTTAGAAGAATCACCAAAAGTTCCTAGAACTGGAAGGTATTATATTTTTGTTTATAGACCAAAGACTCCAGAAATTCAATACGATCAAAATCCATTTGTTGCAGTCACCGAAGTATTCAGGTGGGGTTTTAAAGGTATCAACTTTCACTGGGGTGAAATGCGACAATATACTTGGGATGAAATACCTGGTGGCATCTATGAAGTTTATCCAAGCGAAGTAAAAGATCTACAAGAGATACCTTTTGGCAAAATCAGACTAAATAGTTAGAAAAGGATAAATGATAGATCCTAATTTGTCTCAACAGAGTACTAATTCAACCAACACTGGTAATTCTAGTGAGTCGAAAAAAAGCACTGCAAAGTCATATAGATATCCTTTAAAAAGAATTCAAAGCAATAGTGATTATCTAGAAATAAAAATTGTTGAATATGTGCCTCCTGGTTTTACTCCTGGGGGCAAAGAGGCATTAGCACAAATTGGTACAGCAACAGGAGCAGTAACAGAAGCACTAAACAATAATAAAATAAAACCTTCACATTACATATACTTACCAATACCACAAAACTTATCAGATCAAAATTCAATTACTTGGGGAGAAGACAGTTTAAATCCCCTTGAAGCATTTGGATTATCCGCTGGCGTTACTGCAATTACAAAACCTGAAGAAATAGCAGGTCAAGTATCTAATTTTTTCACTAAAGCTGGAGAAGCAGCTGGTCCCGCAATCAGAGATAACCAAGCGGTAATAGCAGCTGCAGCGGGAAATAGACTTTTAAATATTTTTGGAGGAAACGTTCCTTATCAAAGTGTTATCTCAAGAGCATCTGGAAAAGTATTACAACCTAACCTTGAACTCCTTTTCCAAGGTGTAAACTTAAGAGCATTTCCATTTAGTTTTGATTTCACACCTAGAGATCAAAGAGAGGCACGTGAAGTCAAAGAAATTATCAGAACCTTTAAAGAATCAATGGCAGCAAGAACAGATGCAAAAGGTTCACTCACTCAAGCGGTCTTTATTAATACACCAAAAGTCTTCCTCATCTCTTATAGAAGTGGAAATAAAAAACATCCTTTCTTAAATAGTTTCAAACCATGTGCATTGACTGATATTTCCATTTCATATACAGGTTCAAACACATATGCAACATACCAGGATGGAACTCCAGTTCACATCCAAATGAATTTGACATTCAAAGAACTCAACCCAGTTTACGCTGAAGATTATCAAAGCGGAGACGGTAAGATAGGAGTAGGTTACTAGTATGTCGTACTTTAGAGAACTTCCAGACATTCAATATCAATCACCCATCACAGACAGAAACTCTTCTTTAGAGTATGTGACTACAAAGAACTTGTTTAGAAGAGTCAAGTTGCGTGATGACCTACAAAATGTTTTTACTATTTTTAATAAGTATCAAATACCTGATGGTGCCAGACCAGATACCGTTGCAGAAGAACTCTATGGTAGAGCAGACTATGATTGGGTAGTTCTTATGTCGGCAAACATTGTGAGTGTAAGAGATGAGTGGCCACTTTCTGATCGTGATATTTACAAGTTTGCCGAAGATAAGTATGGTATTAGAAACTTATCAAATATCAAATTTCATGAAACTACCGAAGTAAAAGACTCAAAAAGTAGAGTTATTCTTCCAGCAGGAAAAGTTGTTGATAGCAACTTCAAATTAACTTATTATGATAATGGTAAAGTTTATACAAATGATTCAAGCATTCTTGGTAATAATGTCGTTGCTATCAACTCTCCTGTTATTGGAGTCACAAACTATGAATATGAAGTTAGAAAAAATAATAAAAAGAGATCGATATACTTATTAAAACCAGTTTATTTACAGCAATATGTAAATGACTTTAAGACTATCATGTATTATGAAAAGTCTTCTCAATATGTAAATAATAGACTGGTGAGAACAGAAAATACCAGAAATACTTCACCCCCATCTTAAGGTTAAATTTTTATCAAACATCATTACATATCGGTGCTTACGAGAACGGTTCTTCCATTCTCCTTCAGCACCTTTTACTTTACCGCGTGAATGTTTGGTGCCGTCTGAATAGTAGAAGTCTTTTTTAGGGTCTGTAAGACCACAATATTTAAAGTTGCAAGCACGATAAATTGTACCGTCATGAAACTCAGAATCAGCATAAGAAATGATTGCTGAGACTTCTGTATCTTTGCGAAACCGTCTAATCGCTTTTGCAACGAACCAAGAAGTAATGTTGTACTCTTGTGACTGCGTATCTGGGTGGATGCAAAGTCTTGAGAGTTCGAAGAGTCCTCGTTGTTCATTTCTTTCAAGTCCAAATGCTCCTTGTGCAATTTCTGGAACAGGGAGTCCTGTAAAAATACAGACTCCCTGAAGTCCTCCTATATTTAACGGACAGAAATTATTTTTCTTGAAAAGACCATAATTCCATCCAGATTTAAACGTTTTAGAAAAGTCCTTAAGATAATGAAACCGCAGAAGTAACTCTGCGGCTTCGGACTTACTTACACGGTCAATGTAGTAGTCAGACTTCACTCTTCAGCAAGACGGGCGAAGTACGACAGGGCATCATCATCCTCATCTTCCTCAACCGCAGCACGGCGGGTGGGTTTCAGACTGGACAGTTCATCACGAAGATCTTCAGTCAGTTCACGAGTAGAACCACGGGTGTTGTCCTCATCCAGGTCTTCAGGGTCCTGATAACGGGGAGTGCCTTTGGTTCCGATCACATAGTCCAGACGCTTCTTCAGTTCATCATAGGTCTTGAACTGGTCAGCAGCGGTCAGTTCAGCAAGAGAAAACTGCTTCTTCCACACTGCTTCCATTGCGTCATCATCGTCCAGCAGGGGAGCAGGTGCAGCAAACTCAGAAGAGTCGTAGTTACGATAACCAGCAACGTTCTTTGCCTTCAGTTTGAAGTTGGCACCTGCCCAGAAGTCAAAAGGATCAATCGCTTCCTCATCTTCAAACTCAGGTTGCATTGCAGCAGTCAGTTTGTCAAAGATCTTCTTACCATACTTGAACAGGAACACCTTACCTTCGTTGGCAGGGTTGGCAGGATCCTTCACCACATAGATGTTGGACACATAGGTCAGTTTACGCTTCTGCTTACGTGCCAGTTCTTTGCCAGCATCGGTGCCATTGTTCCACAGTTCGGAGTTCAGTTCCGACACAGGATCCTTCTGACCCAGGGTGGTGAGGGAATTCTCAATGTACCAACCACCAGGACCTTGGAAGGCATGGGAGTACAGTTTCACGAACGGCAGGTCTTCACCGTTGGGGGCAGGCAGGAAACGGATAACGGCATAACCATTGCCGCTCTTATCTACATCCAGTTTCCACACACGGTCGTCAGACGAACCGCTGTTATTATTCATTTTTTCTACTTCTTTGACCAGTTTGGCGGTCAGGTTGCCAAGCTTGGACTGTTTCTTAAGGTCGGAAAACGACATTTGGATACCTCGGATAGTTTGGATTCGGGGGATTTACTTAGATAGTATAGCGAAGATTGAGTCACCTGTCAATGAATTGTTTGAGTGATTCAATGGTCTTGTTCATACTACTGAATAAAACTTGCATATCAGTCTCTGGTGGGAATCCCATCAGTGCCACTGATTTGCGTAGGTTCTCTTTCATCTCAACCGCTTGTGGGTCGTCTGAAAGGGACAACCTAGTATACATCACTCTCTGCTTTTCTAGCAAGAGCTCAAGTTTTTCAATGTGTTCCAGTTTGGTCTCACGGGGCATCATACCGAAAGTCAGAATGCTTCCGTAGATTTCCTCTTGTAACTTATTGATTTCTCTCAGTTCGTCTTGAATAATATCGGAGTCAAAAAAGCTACTCATCTATGATTTCCCGTAAAATCTTTTTGAATTGGAATACATCAATATTTAGAAAAGGGTTATATTTTTTGATTTTCAAACTTACGGTTTCCCACACTGGGTCCAGAAGTTTCTTATCAAACGTTTTCCCGAACAGGAATATTTTATCGTATATCACTAGGGTTTCTAAGCAAATTTTCCCGCTCAGGAACTTCTTAAGGACGGGTGGATGACCTTTGGAACAGTTCAAGGCATCGTCTAATTTTGTCTCCGAGAACAATTCGCTGCTTTGTTCTTTGAACAAGTAAGTCAAACTCTGCTGTCTTCGCATCCAGTCTGCGTAAGTCCTTTCTCCAGAATTTATAATTTCGCCAATCCATAAATTACCCGGTGTGTCTGATGCTGCAAAGTTTGATACTAGAAAATCCAAGACTTCTTTATCATTATATTTACGACTTGTCTTTTCAAACCAGTATTTGTCTTTACGTTTATTGAAGGATGTCAGACTGGCACGAGTCTTCGCACCGTACTTAAAGAAGTCGTATTTTGGGTTTGTGAAATGATTTTTAAGTGACAGATAATGTTGATAAGTTTCAAAGGGAGTCACAATCATAAGGGCAGTTTTGCTTTCGAAGTGCGTTTCATAAAGTTAAGACGAGTTGCGTCCCACTTTAATCTCTCTTTCAAGGGTTTTGAAATGAGTTTTGTAACTGATTCTACCTCAAGACTATTAACTTCGCAATAATGGCAAATAGCATCAATATAGTTGAAGTTTTCTTCAGCAACAATTTTCTCAATCTCAAGAGCAAACTTGGAAGGAGTTAGAAACTTATTTTCGATTGCCTGTTCTAGTTCTTTATTTGGTTCCATAGAGTTCCAGTTTATCTCCAACAAACTTTCTAATGTATTTGCCGAGTAGTTTGATGTATTTTGATTTGTCTCGTTCTTCATAGACGACGCATTCTCCATTTTCACAAGCCATGATGATTACAAGTTTTTTGACTGAAATACC